TGTTCACTGTTGGCTTTGTCCGCGTGTGGAACAAAGCCAACGGAATCGGCACCGCAGTGCCTGCCCAGCAAGCCCGACAAGCCGCCAGCGGAATTGCTACGTCGCCCGATGGAGCCGGAGCCACTGACAGCCTCGACTCGGGCGTCACCCAGCCGCTTGTCCTCACAAACCAGATTCGCAACGGGGAGCTGCACAGTTCCTGCCGGGCTCAGCTCAACCGCCTGATCGATTGGACACTCAATGGAAGTAACTGACTTTGCCAGTCACCTGGAGGCGATCCACAACGAATCCTCTTTGGCGGCACATTTGGCACAACGTGAAGTATTGACCGGCCCTTCGGCCGAGTTCTGCACAGGAGAGGATTGCGATATGCCAATCCCGGAACAACGCCGTGTGGCCATACCAGGTGTGCAGCTTTGCGCGCAGTGCCAAACGCATCGCGAAAAGAGGGGGCGTCGATGACGACGATTGAAATGCCGGCGTGGCAACTAGTGAGTATCGCCGTAACCATCCTCGGCGCTTTCGCCGGACTGGTGAAGGTTATGGTCATGCAAATGGAGCGCCGCCTGGACCAGCGCTTTGCGATAACGGACAAGGACAGCGAACGCCTGCGCACACTGGAAATATCCTTTGAACGGCTGCGGGGTGACATGCCCGTGCACTACGTGCGCCGGGAAGACTACGTGCGCGGCCAAACCGTGATCGAGGCCAAGCTTGATGCGTTGGCCCTCAAGCTAGAAACCGTTCAATTAAAAGGACTGAAGTAATGAACATCGACGCCGCCAAAACGCGCCGGGAATCCCTGCGCTGGTACATCATCAAGACCCTGGACACCTCGCGCCCCGTAGATCCTCATGAGGCTGTGGTGTTGTCCACTATCCAAGGCATCTATCCCGACGCCACCACCATGGAGCTGCGCCGCGAACTTGACTATTTGGCCGACCGTAGCCTGGTGACGCTGGACAAAAAGCCCAACGGTGTGTGGATCTGCGGCCTGACCCACTACGGGGTCGATATTGCGGAATACACCATCGCCTGCAATCCAGGTGTTGCCCGTCCAGAAAAGTACTGGTGACCCTATGCCCCCGCGCAGCAAGGTGGCCAGCCTGCCCAAGTCGGTCAAGACCTGGCTCGACAAGGCCCTGGCCGAAAACAACTTCAGCGATTACGAAGCCCTGGCCAATGAACTGTCGAGCCAGGGTTTTTCGATCAGCAAGTCGGCGCTACATCGCTATGGCCAGGACTTTGAGTCCAAGCTCTCCGCCTTGAGGATGGCCAGCGAGCAGGCCCGTGCTGTAGTGGAGGCGGCGCCTGATGAGGAAGGTTCAGTCAACGAAGCATTGATGCGCTTTGTTCAAGAGCACTTGTTCAAGATGCTGCTGGCTGATGAGGGCAAGTTCGACCCCTACAAGATGGCCAAAGCCGTGGCCGAGCTTGGCAAGGCCTCAGTTGTGCAGAAAAAATGGCAGGCCGAGTGGAAGGAAAAGGTCGAAGCGGCCGCTGCTCGCGTCGACAAGATCGCCAAAAAAGGCGGCATGAGTCAGACAACAGCGGACGAAATCCGGCGCGAGATCCTGGGGATGGCATCGTGAGTCTGCCCCTTGTCCTAGACAGCACCGCCACTTTGCTTGCCCCAGCGGTCTTACTCGACTATCAGAAAGAGTGGATCGGTATACGCGCCCCACTCAAGGTTGGCGAGAAATCCCGGCGTATCGGTCTCACATGGGCTGAGGCGGCAGACAACGTCCTAGTAGCCGCGTCCGAAAAATCGGCGGGCGGTCAAACTGTCTATTACCTCGGCTACAACCAGGACATGACCGTGGAGTACATCCAGGCATGCGCCATGTGGGCGCGGGCCTATAACTACGCGGCCGAGCAAATAGAAGAAGGCATCTGGCCCGACAGCGACCCCGACAAACACATCAAGACCTACACCATCGCGTTTCCCAGCGGCCACCGCATAGTTGCGCTGACCAGTCGCCCGTCCAACCTGCGCGGCCGTCAGGGCGTTGTCGTGATCGACGAAGCCGCGTTCCATGCGGACTTGGCCGAGCTGCTGAAAGCTGCCATGGCTCTGTTGATCTGGGGCGGTGAAGTCCATGTGATCAGCACCCACGACGGTACGGAGAACCCCTTCAACGACCTGGTCAACGAAATCCGGGCAGGCAAGCGCAATGGTGAAGTGTTCCGCTGCACGTTCGGTGAAGCCGTTGCTGATGGTCTGTACAAGCGTGTCTGCCTGCGTAAAGGCATTGAGTACAGGCTTGAGGATCAAATCGCCTGGGTGAATGACGTATACGGCTTCTACGGCGATGCAGCCGACGAAGAATTAGACTGCGTGCCATCCCAGGGTGGCGGTGCCTTCCTCAGCATGGCCCTGGTTGAGCAGCGCAGTAATCGTGACGTGCCGGTACTGCGCCTGGCATACCCGCAGGGTTACGAAACCATCGCCGAACACTTGCGCCTGGCCGAGTCCCTGGAGTGGTGCGAAGAGCATTTGCTCCCTCTGCTTTCGGCCATTCCCCTGGACGTTCAGAGCTTCTATGGCATGGACTTCGGGCGCTCCGGCGACCTCTCGGTCTTCTGGCCATTGCTCAAAGAGCAGAATCTGCGCAAACGCACGCCCTTTGTGGTCGAGCTGCGTAACGTCCCGTTCAAGCAACAACTCCAGATTAAGTTTTACATCATCCGTCGCTTACCCAATTTCCTCAAAGGCGCCGACGACGCCAGGGGCAACGGCTCGCAACTGTCGGAAGACACTGCCGTCGAGTTCGGCTTCAACCGCATCGAGCGTGTGATGCTCACCGAGGGCTGGTATCGCGACAACATGCCACCGTTCAAGGCCGCCCTGGAAGATGACACCTTCTACGACATCCCGGCCGACAAAGACGTGGTCAGCGACGTGCGTGCCTTTCGGATGGTCAAGGGTGTGGCCCGCATCCCGGAGAAACGCACCAACGAGAAAGGCGAAAAAGCCGGCCCCAAGCGCCACGGCGACGCCGGTATTGCCGCCGTTTTGGCCGACTATGCGTCCCGTCAGGAAGTCGAGATTATCGAATATCACCGTGTCCAACCCGCATCTCAGCATGACCGCGAGATCCAGATCGGCGCCGGTTGGCGCTCCAAAAAAGGCATTTGGTAATGGCTGAATCCAAAATCGTCGACCAGTACGGTCGCCCGATCCAGTACGACAAGCTCACGGAAGAGCTGGCCGCAGCGCGTACCACCGGCATACGCCAGGTTTGGCACCAGTCGGTGGCCAGCGGCCTGACACCTGGTCGGCTTGCCGCCATCTTGCAGGGGGCCGCCGAAGGGAACGCCCACGATTACCTGACCCTTGCCGAGGAAATGGAAGAGCGGGATCTGCATTACGCCTCGGTGTTAGGCACTCGTAAGCTCGCGATATCAGGCCTGGCCATCCGTGTCGAAGCTGCGAGCGACGACGCCGAGGACGTTCGTCGAGCGGACCAACTCAAGGAGATTGTGGACTCCCCCGAGTTCGGCGAACTGCAAGCCGACCTGACCGACGCCATGGGCAAGGGCTACGCCGTCTCTGAAATCATGTGGGACCGTAGCGGCAAGACCTGGAGCCCGGACCGGTTTGAGCCACGGGATCAGCGGTTTTTCCAGTTTGACCGCGAGACCGGGCGGGAGCTACGACTGCTGGATGAAGCCGACATGCTCAATGGCATCGCATTGGCGCCGTACAAGTTTATCGTCCACCTGCCGCGCATCCGTTCGGGTCTGCCGATCCGGGGCGGTTTGGCGCGTCTGGCAGCCGTTGGCTATATGTGTAAGGCCTGGACCTGGAAAGACTGGATGGGCTTCGCTGATATCTTCGGTATGCCCATGCGCGTGGGCCGCTATGGACCTGGTGCCAGCAAGGACGATATCGCCACGCTGATGTCGGCGGTGGCCAACTTGGGCAGCGACGCGGCAGCGGTGATTCCGGACAGCATGCGCATCGACTTCACTCAGGCAGCGAACGTCACCGGTGCTGGTGACTTCTTTAAAGGCCTGGCCGAATGGTGGGACAAGCAAGTCAGCAAAGCCGTGGTCGGCCAAACCATGTCCACTGACGATGGCTCCAGCCAAGCCCAGGCAACGATCCACAATGAGGTTCGCCTGGATCTACTGCAAGCCGACGCCAAGGCTGAGTCCAACACCCTCAACCGATACTTTGTGCGCCCCTGGTGCGATTTAAACTTTGCACCAGGTCGTCCATATCCACGACTGATCATCGATGTACCAGAGCCTGAGAACACCAAGCTTCTGATCGAGGCACTCGAAAAGCTGGTTCCGTTGGGGTTGAAAGTGGAGCAGTCGGTTATTCGTGACAAGCTCAATATCCCGGCTCCTGCACAAGGCGCCGAGCTGCTGGGTGTCCCGCCACCGGTTGCCACGCCAGTGTTAGCCCAGGCTACCAACAACGAGCAAAAGCAAGTCAAGCCGGTGATGATGCCTGACATCGTCGATAACCAGGTGCGCACTCTGGAGCGGACAGCGGGTGGCCATATAGATGACATGGTCGAGCAGATCAAGGAACTGCTCGACTCAGTCAGTAGCCTGGAAGAATTTCGTGATCGCCTCATTGAGACCTATCCAGCCATGACCACCAGCCAGTTGGCAGACGCTATCGCCGACGGCCTG